CCTGGCTGCAAAATTCGAAAAGATGTTTGAACAACGCGAAATCGACATGAAAGTGATGAATCGACTAGCCGACGCAATCGCTGAGGTACTCGAGGATATGCAAAGGGCCGCGATCCAATCCGGCTACTACAATCCTTTCACAACTGTCGAGCCGTGGAGTTCACAGGTGAAGGACGCTAACTCTGGTCATCCCTATTACGCTCCCACTTCTAAACAGGAGATGATGGAGACGTACTGGCCTCGCTTCTCATCCTACATCTTTAATATCGTAAATAACCACTCACCTACGACTGAGGAGGAGTTTCTTACTCCTGCAATCGACAACGCACATCTTCCGATTAGTACGTTGTTCACTCGAACCCCGAACCGATTGATTCAGGCAGCTCGCCTGCTTTCTAAGCTCATGGGTTACAACCTCAATCACAATCTGCTCCGTATGCTCTCAGAATTGATTCGTTGCTCCTGGCACGGTCTTGACGTGACATTCGAGCGTGGTGCCGACTCGTTCAGTAACGCAAACTCTGTGATTTATGACGATTTCGATGCTTACGATCTCACCTTCTCAAAGCTGTTGATGGAATTGATCCTGGAACGATATCGAGAAAGCGATTTCTTATCCCACGCCCCCGATCTTCGGAAGGCTCTCGACTATCTCATTTATGAGGTTGCTCGTGATGGGAACAGACTTCGTGTCTCCCCACTCCACACGATTATTTGCCCTGTTGTGTTGCCATCGGGTTCCCCGATTACACAATGGCTCGGCATCTTAGTCCACCTCGCTGTATACAAAGTCAAGGAACAAGACAGCCCACTCGGCGTCACTGGTTACGAAGTGCTATCTGACGACGGTTACATCGCCGTTGAAGCTGGTTACGACGAAGCTAAGCGATACGTCGAAGGTGAATGGGCCGACTTCGTCTCTGGCATGGGAATGGCACTTAACGTCGATAAGTCTTATGTGGCCGACCTTGATACCCGCATTTACCTTGGTGAAATGTATGGTAACGAGATGTACGACCACGATCACGCTGCTTATTTGCAGAAGGCTATCTTCGATACTCCCATACTCAGTAGAGGAATCATTGAAAGAATTATTCGGTCACTTCAAGGTACAGAACGTGACACGTCTGAAAAGGCGATGAAGGATCTTCTCAAACAACATATCACTGCTGCCCGCAGTGTAAAGAGTGGTGATGATATTCAGAAAGCGTACTACGATATACACAGAATGATCTCTGTGTTGGCTAGCCTCCAACCGGGACACCCGCTCTGCGATGACTTGTTAGTCGCAGTTGCAAAAGGATTCCCTAATTTTGAGAAACGTTGGGTCAAGTTTCGGGACCGTGTTGATGAAAAGCTCTTCGATGAAGATGTCTTATTCGCTGGCGGTACACTAAAATCAGGTCTGACCCCAAAGTGGGTCGCGGACTATTTCGATGAACTTGTTGGTGGCGGAGATCCAACCATTTGGACCACCACGAGGCTCGATTAGTTGGGTGGCACTCAACGTCTACGTAGATCTCTAATCAGGAAGCGAGGATCCTTTCGCAACCTCCAATGCTCAGCAGAGCGACTAGTCTGGCTACTTATTCGGTAGTGTCAATATAGTCTCAGGACAGAGACTTGGCACCTCTCGGAG